CTTTTGCTAGCAAGTCTGCTGCACAGATCGCTGAAGATGAAGATCGTCCTGTAGCACAAGCACCAAAGATTGCTTCTAAACCTGCGCCAGCACCTAAGGCACTGGAAGAAGACGATGATGTTATGTCTTATTTTGAGAAGATTGCTAAAGAAGATTAATCTTTAGAGTAGAAAAGAGAATGGGATCCTGTTGGATCCCATTTTTGTTTTAAGCAGCAGAGAATCGTCTGCCGTATGCAGCGTTACTTGATTCTTGATTTCGAATGTTTGGTTTAATAACATTGGTAGTTTTACTCATGTTATTGACTGGAGCATTAACAATATTAGTTCTATTACCACCACCTCCACCTGCAGTAGCTGCAGCATCAGCATTGGCTCTTGAACCACCCTCAACTGCATTTGCTGGTCTCATTGCAGCACCCATTGCAGCAATTTTCTCAACAGGAAGTGCAGCAATTGCTTTAATCTTTTCTGGATCGACTTGAGAGAACATTCCCAAACCACGAGCAATATTAACTACACCAGTACCTGCTTGGTTAATTAAGTCACCTTTTTCACCGAGCATGAGCAATTGTTCAACTGGACTCTTTTGTCCAGTCACTTTATGTAAGAAACCAGATACTAAATTAGTGACACCAGCAACTGCAGTTCCTACTCCCATTACAGCCATACCAGCACCAATTGATGCTAAACCTGCACCAACTAATAGAAGATTTGACCCATCGAGTTTACCGATTTTCTCAAGACCATCAGTCATTTCGGCAAATCCTTTACCGACTGCCTGCATTGCTTCACCAACTACATATAGAGCAGAACCCATAACTAATAAAGCACCACCACCTGCAGCAATTAAAGGTGCAGCTAATCCAGCGACAGCACCAATAACACCCAATCCTGCTATCGCAACCATACCTTTACCGATTGTTTCCCAATCTAAATCAGAGAATGTGCCAAGTGCTTCACCAATACCCCATGTTGCCAAAGCAAGAACACCGAGTGCTGCAGCACCAGCAATAATATTACCCTTAACTTTATCTAAAGCAAGCGCAGCAATCACGAGACCACCAAGAGCAACCATACCCTTACCAACATCTTCCCATGCTACTTCACCAAAATTCTGAAATGCTTCTGCAGCAACCCACAATGCAGCACCAATAGCGATAAGACCGATACCAAATTTCTTCATACCATCCAGTGCTTTACCTGCACCACCACTCATTAGACCAGCAAGTATTCCACTCTCTTTACCACCTTCGGCTGGTTTTGCTTTTTGGTCAGGAGATCCGCCACGAGTATTTTGTTCAATCTTAACGAAAAGATCGTCCATCTTTGCCTCATGTTTGGCTTGTTCCATTTGTCGCTCTTCAGCAATACCAGAGTCAGCATGTTCTTGAGTAGGAGTTTCTCTTTTAACTAGTCCTGCTTTTAAATCTGACTTAGCGTATGTTTCGGATAACTGTTCACGTTTACCAAGAAGACGTTTACCTTCTTTAGTTTTGGCCAAGTCGGTCTCAGACATCCCAGTATCTTTCTTCAACTGAGATAACTCTGTCTCATTCTTCTTAATCTCTTTTGCAGTTTTATTTGCAGTTTCAAATTTACCTGCAAGTGTAGAACGATCATCTTCAGAACCAAGTTTACGTTGAGTCTGAATGAACTTCTCTTTTGCTATAGACTTGTTAAAGATGCCACCAATGTTAAATGCTTTTAAAGCAGTGACTTTAAGAGCAGACATTGAACCAAAGTTATCCTTTAGTTTCTTACTCATGTCACCCATACGATCGCCCATAGTCTTGAATGTTTCCATTCCTTTGGCTATATTGGCGATTGCTTTGGCTTCTTCTTTACGAAGTTGTAGATTCTCTTTTAGAGCATCATTGGCTTCTTTAATCTTTAACTTTTCTTCATTCTTCAGTTTAATTGCTTCTTGTTTTGCTTCATTAAACTGTTTATCTTGCAGCTGGGCAATTAATGCTTCTTTGATATCTTTCATCATAGCAGACTGAGCAATCTGTTCAGCCAACTGTTGCTGATTTGCACCAGCCTGAGCCATAGAGGACTCTAATGATTTGATGGCAGTTTCATTAGCCTTAGCTTGTTCTGAGAGCAACTTTGAAAAAGCTGAACTATCCCAAGTCTGTCCAATACTAACAGACTGCGTGATTGTCTGATTAATCTGCGCAGGTTTATTTCTGCTTTGTCTTTTTGCCATCTGTTACATCCTCTTTTTGGATTCGATTCTTTTCTTTTCTTCTTCAAGATACTGGATCAACATGAAGACATACACTTCTCTTTCGAAAGGTATCATATCTTCCAGCTCAGCCAAAGAGTATTTGTGGTACTGCATCATCGCAAAATTCATTTTATAATAGTTCTCAAGCGATTCATGACTGAGCAATACTAAAAAAAACTTTGGAGTCCCTCCAACATCTTAACATGGTGTCTATTACAAACTGGACAATCATATTGAATCTCTTTTCTGATCTTCGGCATAGTTTCAAAGAACTTTTGTACTTTGGCAAACTGCTCTGAAGATAGATTCTCAATAAATGCTAACAATTCTTCTTTAGTGCTTTCTTTAGCATAAAATAGTTGTTCGCCATCATAAATGTAATCAATAGATAAAGCCATAATATCAAAGACTGTATCTAAGTCATTGGTATCAAAACCTTCTAACTTCTTAATAACATCAACTGTAGGATACTTCATCACTACACCGACATTACCAAATAGTTCAATTTTGTTTACGTGGTCGTCAGACTTCTGCACTGTGATAGTGGATAGATCAACAGTAACAGTGGCTTTAGCCTTTTCGTTCTGTTCACCATGATCTAAATCACAAGCAAAAACCAAATCAACAGTTTCACCAACAGACTTACCACGGATCTGAGTGAACATATACTCTAGATCGAATGTTGCTAGTTTTTCAACATCCAGTTTATCTTGTACGCAAGACTTAACGACTTGCTTTAATGTTTCAATCATTGTTACAACATCTTCAGATTGCTGAGCAATCAAAAGTGCTTTCTCCTCTTTAACGAGGAATGGACGATATTTTACTGTCGCTCCACTTGAAGGCACAACCAATGTATAGATTGGCGCATTCATCATAGGTAAAGCCATAATTATTCTCCTTTAGACATATTCTTAATTAACTTATTCAACTCAGCAGTGCTACCTGTAAAGATAACATTGTTATTCGTCACTTCTTTTCTAGACCCTTCTTTGGGTGTATCTAGTTTTTGTTTCTGTTGATGTAGATCTAACAACTGTTGGTTTATATCAGCCAACTGTTTCATTAGATTACCAACAACCTCAAATGCTCTTGGATGTTCAGACTGCATAGCCACATCAAGTGACTTCTGTAGTGCTTCCTGTCCCTGTTGTAATAATATACGAAGATTCCCTCGAGTAACATCGAAGTCATCTTGAATCTTATTTGTAGAGTCGTTAATAACTTCTCCAGTCTTTGTAATCACTTCAGTCTGCCCCATTGGTTGAATCCCAAATTCAGCAGATAATGTTTCATCAATTTTCATTATTTATCTCATAGTTAGAATTTTAATAATCCTGGAAGTTTTGTGACTCCGTAAGATAAAGCAGAACCAGTCAAGAAGTTACCTGCTCTGGTACCAAGTGTATTGTTAATGGTCTCTTGGAATCCACTGAAATTCTGAGTCATTCTATCCAACAAATTAGTAGGAACTTTCTGACCATCAGCCAGTGGAGACTTAGGTGTTGCAATCCAATTTTTGTACTGCATGCCAATGCTAATCTTCATAACATCTTTTGCAGCGTAGTCCATCTGAATGGAACTGATAGTTTTAGGATAGCACTCAAACAAAGTTACCTCATAGCGAGTTTTATCATTAATATCTTGAACTTCAATACGCATATCAGCGATATATGTATTGTAATAGTTGTATGTTTTAGTCACTGGATTTGAAATCAAATTAGACCAGTCATCAAACAACGATTTAACTTTTAAATCTACGTCTACATAAAAAGACATGGTGATGTTGTCATATATCTTCTCGTATGGAACTTCACGGAACTCACC